CTGCGCGTGGCGGACGATTGTTTTCTGATTTTATAGGTTCATCAAACTCAGCCGACTCAGAGCTGCGCTTCAATCTTGAGGTCATGCGAAATCGTTCGCGCGAATTGGTGCGCGACAACGAATATGCGCGCCGCTATATGCACCTTTTGAAGACCAATATCGTCGGCGAGCAGGGCTTTCAGTTGCAGCTTAAAGCGCGCAACAGCGACGGCTCTCTTGATTCGGCTGGTAATACGATCATCGAAAATGCATGGAAGCGATGGGGGAGACTTGGTTCCCCGACCGCCGACGCGCGTATGTCTTGGATCGACTGCCAGAAGTTCGTCGTGGAAAGTCTCGCGCGCGACGGCGAAGTGTTCGTGAAGAAGTTGCGCGGCAACAAATACCGCGATGGTTTTGGCTTGCAGTTCCTCGAAGCTGATCTCGTTGATGAGAAAAAGAACGAGACGCTATCGAACGGCAATCAGGTGCGAATGGGCATTGAGATGGACAAGACGCATCGTCCTGTCGCTTATCACGTCCTGACCACGCATCCGGGTGATCGTTATTATTACAGCGCGCAGTCACAGAAGCATGTGCGCGTTCCAGCCGAAGAAATGATGCATATATATATGCCCAATCGCACGCATCAGGCGCGCGGCGAGCCCTTTATGGTTTCTGCTATGTCCGCGCTGAAGCACATGCAGGCGTTCCGTGAGGCAGAGGTTATCGCGGCGCGAATTAGTGCGAGCAAGATGGGCATCCTCACAACTCCGGGCGGCGAAGAGTTTATCGGCGATGACACGCACGACGATTATTTGGGCATAACGGAAGTTTCTGCGGGCAGCTTTCATGTCATGCCTGATGGATATCAATTTAATATGTTCGATCCGAAGCATCCCAACACTGGCTTCGCAGAATTTGAATCGGCGATGCTGCGCGGTGTGGCGTCTGGCTTAAACGTATCTTATGCGGCGTTGTCGAACGACCTGTCGAGCGTGAACTATTCCTCGATCCGGCAGGGCGCGCTGGACGAGCGTGATGGCTATCGCAGCTTGCAGATGTTTATGATTCAGCATTTCATCGAGCCAGTGTTTTACGAGTGGCTGTCGAGCGCGATGGATTTCGGCGCGATCCCGATTCCCGGCAACAAGTTTGACAAGTTCGCGGACAACACGCATTTCCGTGGGCGCGGCTGGAACTGGGTCGATCCGCTGAAGGAAATGAACGCGGCGGTCGTAGGTCTGAACAACGGCATCTTGTCGATGCAGGATGTGGCGGCGCATTACGGACGCGACGCGGAAGAGACGTTCAACCAGATCAGCCGCGACAAAGAACTCGCAGAGCAGTTTGGCCTCAAGATGGCCTTCGAGCCGTTCGGTACCAAGACGCCAGCGACGGCAGAGGTAAGCGGGGGAGACGATGGCGAGGTATAAAGGCGAAGACATCGATCTCAAGCCGACCGCATCGATGGCCGAAGAGGCGGAGCGTGGGCTTGCTTGGCGCGAAGAATTTGGGCGCGGCGGCACGGCTGTCGGCGTAGCGCGTGCGCGGCAGTTAAAAAATCGGCAAGAGTTATCGCCTGACACAGTGCGGCGCATGGTTTCGTATTTCGCGCGACACGAAGTTGACAAGCAGGGCGAGGGATTTTCTCCCGGCGAAGATGGCTACCCAAGCGCAGGTCGAATTGCTTGGGCGCTTTGGGGTGGCGACGCTGGACAGTCTTGGGCTAACGCGAAAGACGCGCAGATGGATCGCATTGACGAAGAGCGTGCGTGGCACGACGAAGAGAAGCGTCCATATCCTAATGAACACGCTGCGCGCATCAGCGATCCTGCGAAATATGACGAATTTGCGCGTGAAGCAGACGCAGGCGGTCCCGGCATCGATTTCATCTATGGTATCATGGATGGCGAAAGCGAATTACAGGCTGTTCGTTTCGACGCAGATCGCTATTCTGCTGCTGAAGCGCGTGCGTGGCTCGAAGAACATGAGTTCGAGCCGATTGAGTTTGAAGAAGCCACTGGCGAAAGAGAGGCTGGCATGGACGAAATGGAACAGCGGCACGTTGTCGATGTGCAAGAAGATGACGAGAATGTGACCGTCACCTTCGCCAAGCATCACGAAGAGGCTGTCGAGGAGGTCGCCGCAGAGGAGCGTTTCGATCGCTCAGACATGCAGATGCGCGCTTTCGACATGAACGGTGACAAGGTTATTGACGAAGAGAAGCGTGTCGTGCGCGTCGGCGTCTCCAGCGAAGAGCCTGTGAAGCGGGAATTCGGCATGGAGGTCATCGATCATCGCGCTGGCAGCATGAACCTTGATTTTTTGAATAGTGGACGCGCTCCGCTCCTGCTCGATCACGACATGGAGCGGCAGATCGGCGTCGTGGAATCTGTTGAACTGGATGAAGGTGCGCGGCGTCTCCGCGCTATTGTGCGCTTTGGAAAAGGCGCGCTGGCTTCGGAAGTGTTCACAGACGTGGTGGACGGTATCCGCCAGAATATCAGCGTGGGCTATCGCATTGATGGCCGCGTTGAGGAGAAGAACGATCCTGAAGAGTATTATCGGGTGCGAACAACTCCAATGGAGATTTCGATAGTTTCTATTCCGGCAGACCAGTCAAGTCTTGTCGGTGTCGGACGCTCGAATCCCGAAAACCTTTGTGCAACCGTCAAGACTGAAGGAGATGATCTAATGTCTGACATTAATCTGGACGAGGTGCGGGCCGAAGCTGCTGCTGATGCTGCCAAGACCGTACAGCGCAATGCGAAGGAGATTATGATCCTCGCGCGCAAACACAACAAGGCTGACATGGGCGAAGACGCCCTTGGTCGTGGCCTTTCCATCGACGAGTTCCGGGGCGAACTGCTTGAGGCCATTGGCAACGAGCCGCTCGACACTCCGGCTCACGTCGTTGACGCGCCTGTTAAAGAGCAGCGCGAATATAGCCTTGGCAAAATGATCCGCGCGCAGATGAGCGGTGACTGGCGCGAGGCTGGTTTCGAGCGTGAAATTCACGACGAAATCGCACGCCGCACCGGCAAGCAGTGCGAAGGCGTTTATGTGCCTGACTTTGCTTTCCGTGCTGGCCCCATGTCCACGGCGGCGACCGGCGCTTCTGGCTCCGAAAACGTCACCGACAACTTCGTTCCGACAGTGCATCGCGGTGACATGTTCATCGAGGCGCTGCGCGCGAAGCAGGTCATGGCCGCGCTTGGTGTCACCTTCATGGGTGGCCTTACCAATCGCATCAAGATGCCGAAGATCGCAACGGGTGCCGCTGCTGGCTTCGTTGAGGAACTGGGCAATGTTGCCGATCAGTCGCCGACCGATGGCGCTGTGACGCTCCAGCCGCGCACGCTGGGTGCCTATGCCGACATCAGCCGCCTGCTGATGAAGGAATCGGTTCCGGCAATCGATCAGGTGGTGCAGGACGATCTGCTTCGTTCCGTAGCCGACAAGATCGAGTATTACGCGATCCAAGGTTCGGGTTCCTCTGGTCAGCCGACCGGCATCCTGAACGACGGCAGCGTTGGTAACGTGGACATTTCCGCTGGCACCGACGTTGATGCGCTGACTTGGGCCGACATCACCAACATCGTGAAGACGGTTGAAGATGCCAATGGCGTCATCAATCAGAACGCGCTGGGCTGGCTGTCGAACCCGAAGGTCAAGGCGAAGCTGGCGAACACCGCCCGCGTTGGCTCGACCGACAGCGTGATGCTGATGAACGATCCGTGGAACAGCCTGTATGGCTACCGCGCTGAGTTCACCAGCAACGTTCCGTCTGATCTCGATCCGGGTGATGGCGGCTCCGACGCTTCGGCTCTGATCTTCGGCGACTTCTCGCAGTTGATCGTTGGCCTGTTCGGCGCTCCGTCGATCCTGATTGACGAGACGACCGGCGGTCTGGCTGGTACGGTTCGCATCATCATCCATCAGGATGTCGATGTGGCCCTGCGTAACGCTGTTTCCTTCGCCAAGACGGACGAAGTAAGCACCGCTTAATGCAGCTTGAGATGCGGGAGGGGCGCGCGTTGCGTCTCTCCCAATTCTTGAAAGGTGAGATATGAAAATCAAATTTCTACAGAAATCTTTCATCGGAACCGGACGCAGCGTCTTTGCTGGCGAAGAGCACGAAGTCGATGACAGCTTCGCCAATAAGTTGATCGCGCGCGGCGTTGCCGAAGAGGTAAAGAGCAGCGGTGGGCGCAAGAAGAAAATGTCGCTTTCTGATCGCGCTGTTGCTGCCGACGATCTGGAAATCCCAGAGGCTGAATAATGGCTGTCGAAACCGCCGATGATCTCGCTGTGTTTTTTAGCGTCGATGATTTCGGCGTTGCGGCGACATATACGCCAGATGGCGGCGCGGCGGTGACAGTCAACGGCATCTTCGATCACGAATACTTCGCCGCTGATGCTGGCGGCTCTGTGGCGGTCGCAATCGAGCAACCGCGCTTTCTCTGCCGCACTGCCGATATTTCAAGTGCGGCTGAAGGCGACACGCTTCTCGTCAATTCCACCAATTACACGATCAAGGTTGTCGAAGCTGACGGCACAGGTGTCACCAACCTTGTGCTTGAGGAAGTTTGATGCCGCACGTTCGCAAATCGATCCGCGATAATATCACCACGACGCTGACCGGGTTGGCGACGACCGGCTCGAATGTGTATCAAACGCGCTTTTTCCCGTTGGCCGAGGCTAAGCTGCCTGCGCTGACGATTTATTCCAGATCGGAAACGAGCGACTATGCAACGATCACGATCCCGCGCAGCGTCATGCACGAAGCGGAGTTCGTCGTTGAAGCGTATGTGAAGGCGACTTCCGGCGTTGAGGATACGATTGACGCGATTGCTGTGGAGATTGCAGAGGCGCTTGCGTCTGATGTAACGCGATCTTCGCTTGCAAAAGACACGCGCGTGACCGATTTTGCTTTTGACTTTAGTGGTGAAGGAGATCAGCCGGTGGGCATCGCCACTTTCACAGTGATTGTGGATTATGTTACGCTGGAGAACGATCTGGAGACAGCCGCATGACGAAGATGATTTCGCCTTCTGGCGACACAGAGATCGACGTTCTCGACTATAAGGTTGAGAATTTCGAGCGTAAGGGATGGCGTCGGGCCGATGCTAAACCTAAAAAGCAACCCAAGAAGATAGCCGCGAAGGAGATTGACGATGGCGAATCACAAGGGCTCTGAAGGAACGGTTAAGGTCGGCTCTAACGCAGTCGCCGAAATCCGCTCTTTCTCGATTGAAGAAACCGCCGACACGCTTGAAGACACGAGCATGGGCGACAGTGCGCGCACCTACCTGCCCAGCCTCACAAGTTGGAGCGGCAGCGTTGACGTGTTCTGGGATGAGACCGACACCAGCGGGCAGGGCGCTCTCGATGTTGGTTCTTCCGTGACGCTCAATTTGTACCCGGAAGGCGACGCTTCTGCTGACACCTACTACACCGGCACGGCAATCGTCACAGGCAAGTCTGTTTCCTCTTCGTTTGATGGCATGGTCGAGGCCAGCTTCAGCGTGCAGGGAACCGGCGCACTTACGGAAACCACGGTCTAATAGAAAATGTCCACAATCTCTGAGAACATCAGGCGCAACCGCTCCAAGCCTCGCACGAAAATCACTGTCGAGGCTTGGGGCGACGGGTCTGAGCCAGCGGTCATTTACGCCTCTGCACTTACGGCTGGCGATATCGACCGCATACAGAAGAAGCACAAAGACTTTCTGAGCAATATGTCTGTGGCCGCGATGGTTGATCTCATCATCCTCAAGGCAGAGACGGCAGAAGGTGACAAGGCGTTTACGTTGGAGGATCGTCCGATCCTGATGCGGGAAAGCCTCACGGTGATCTCCGAAGTCGCTGGTGAAATGTTTGGCGAGCCAGAGAGCATCGAGGAAATTGAAAAAAACTGAGGCGCGATCCGTTCCGCTTGAATCTTTTGGCGTTAGCGGATCGGCTTCATAAGACACAGGCTGAAATTGAGGAACTCACATTAGAAGAGTTTCACGAATGGATGGCCTATTTTAAGGTGACAAAAGATGGCAACTGAAAATCTTCAGATTAAAATCACTGCCATCGACAAGACGCGGCAAGCGTTCAACAACTTAGGCAGTCGCCTCAAATCAATGAAGGGTGCGTTTATTGCGGTCGTCGCCTCCGCTGGCCTAGTCGTCGCTGCAATCTTTCGCATTGGGCAAAGCATTGACAACCTTGCAAAGACGGCGGCACGCATAGGCTTTACCGCAAACGAGTTGCAGTCACTGCGATATGCGGCGCAGCTATCGGGTGCATCTACACAAGAACTCGACAAGGGTATGCAGCGGTTCGCGCGCACAATTTCTGAGGCGAACGTCGGACTGGCGACTGCACAAAGAGCATTTGATACGCTTGGCATATCCGTAAAAGATCAGGACGGCAATCTCAAGGGCATCAACCAGCTTCTTGAAGAGGTGTTGCAAAACTTCAACAACATTGAAAGCCCAGCGGAACGTGTCCGTGTCGCATTCGAGTTGTTTGGCAGGTCTGGCGAAAAGCTGACAAATATGCTCATGGCTGGTTCTGATGGCGTCGATCATATGCGCCAGAAGTTTGAAGATTTGACGATTGAGTTGACAGAACGGCAAACAGCAGCCGTGCAACAGGCAAATGACAATCTCTCAGCTTTAGGGACTGCGCTTTCAAGCCTGACACAACAAATCTCCGCAGAAGTCTTGCCAGTGCTGGTTGACGGCTTGGTAAATGCCGTGTCCCTCGTAAGTGAGAAAATTTCTGAAGGTTTGTCGTTCTGGGCAAAGCTGGGCGAAGCATTGGGGCTTAATACGAAGTCTTTGCAATCTGCGGCAGATTACACAAAAACCATGTCTGATTCTCTTTTCTCTTTGAAAGACGCAACTGAAGAAAGCGGCGCGGGTCTGTTGGTTTGGACGGAGCAAGTGAACAACGTTGTGGCTCCTGCCATTGAGAAAGCAACAGATCAGGTGGATCGTCTTTCGGAGAGTTATATCCGCTTAAACGACGAACTTACCGGCGGGATGTTGATCGGCGAGTTCCCACCCGCCTTGCGAGAAGTGTCGGACGAAATGGAGCGGATCATTGAAGAAAATGATCGCCTGATTGCTGGCGCTGGAATTCTTGGAGCAGAGATTCCACCGCAATATGAAGCCGCTAAAACGGCACTTCAAGAATATGGAGATGCTGCGCGCGACACGTTCTCCTCATTGCAAGACATTGGTGTGTCGGCGATGCAAAACTTGGAAGATGCCTTGCTGGGCGTCGTGAACGGGACCACGAGCGCAAAGGACGCCTTCAAATCAATGGCGCTTTCGATCATCAATGATCTGATCCGAATGCAAATCAGGCAAAGCATAACTGGTCCTTTGAGTGGTCTTCTTGGCAGCGCGATGGGCAGCGTGTTTGGCGGCTTCGGCGGTGGCGGAAGTCCGGGTGCAGGGCCTATATGGCAACTTCCTCGTGGACGCGCGGTCGGCGGCAGCGTGTCTCGAAATAGCCCATACATGGTCGGCGAAAAAGGACCGGAATTGTTTGTTCCCGGCGCGTCTGGCACAATCGTTCGCAACGAGGCATTGTCTGGGCAAGGCGGCGGACAGACAACAATCGTGAACCAGACGATCCAGATCGAGACCGGAGTCTCGCAAACAGTGCGCGCTGAAATCATGTCACTGCTTCCACAAATTAAAGAGCAGACAAAGGCGGCTGTTTTAGATTCTCGGCGACGCGGCGGACAATTCGCAGCCGCTTTCAGATAGGATGAAAAATGACGATCTCGTATCCTCTGACGCTCCCGACCGAAAGCGGCATCGCCACGATTAACTTGCGTGCCGTCAATGCGGTTGCGATCAGCGAAAGCCCATTCACATTCAAGCAGCAGATCATCGAGCATTCTGGGCAGCGCTGGGAGGCCGAAATCAGTATGCCGCCTATGGCGCGCGCCGACGCTGAAGCGTGGGTTTCGTTTCTTGTCTCCCTACGCGGCATGAAAGGCACGTTTCTTTTGGGCGATCCGCTTGGCGCGACACCACGCGGAAGCGCGTCTGTCACGCAGGGAACGCCTGTTGTCAATGGTGCGGGACAAACGGGCGACACGCTGACGATAGACGGATGCCCAAACAGCGCGACGGGTTACTTAAAAGCTGGAGACTATATTCAGCTTGGCGGCGGGTCGTCTGCCACATTGCACAAGGTGCTTTCAGATGTAAACACGAACGCAAGCGGGCAAGCTAATCTTGATATCTGGCCCAGCATCCGCACCGCGCCCGCAGATGACGCGACGGTCGCTGTGACGAGCGCAAAGGGCTTGTTCCGCCTCGCTTCCAATCAAACAAATTGGTCGATCAATGAGGCGTCAATATACGGGGTCAATTTCGCGGCTTTGGAAGCAATAGTATGAGCCGCGCCCTTTCAGATTCCATTGTCAACGTTTTGACGGCTGAGTCGATCAAGCCGTTTTTTGCTGTGCGCCTTTTTTTTGACACGCAAACACTCAACTTTTGGACTGGTCTTGGCGATCTAACCGTTGCTTCCGTAACCTACACGGGAACCGGGCGCTTGCTTCAGATCAGCGAGTTATCTGAGACAGCAGAGATTTCAGCGCAAGGCGCGACGCTTACCTTGTCGGCAATTCCGTCCGAATTGATTTCTTTGGCGCTGACAGAGCCATATCAGGGCAGGCTTTGTCAGATATTTTTCGGCGCTATCGACGCAAACCGGCAATACTTGGTTGCGGAAGACGGCACATATATTCTGGCAGAGGATACATCGCGCATCGACTTGTCGTCTGGAGACCCGAATGAGATTGTGGAGGTTTTTTCGGGCTACATGGATCAGATGAATATCGAGGAAGGCGCTGAGACATCCACCATCGGCCTGAGCGTCGAGAGTAAGCTGATCGACTTGGAGCGTCCGCGCGTGTTCCGTTACACGGATGCCAATCAGAAGGCGCGCTTTCCCAACGACAAGGGCTTTGAGTTTGTCGAGGACTTGCAGGACAAGCGATTCACATGGGGACGCGGATGAAACGCAACGACTGGGACATTCGGCTTGCAGAATTTGTCGATGCGGTCAGGGACAGGAAATTTGACTGGAGCGAGTGGGAATGTCTGCGTTTTGCGAACGAAGCGGTGCGCGTACAGACGGGCGAGGGTTTCGCAGATGACTGGACCAGCGGCTATGATTCAGCGAAATCCGCAAAGAAATTATATATAGAGAAGCAGAAATCAGAGCCGCATGATGATATTGTTCAAGCGGTTGATGCTCGCTTAAAAAGGCGCACAGGGCGTTTGCCGTTTCGCGGCGATATTGTGGCGCGCCTCGACGCAAACATGCCGGTTCTTGGTGTCAGCTTTGGCGTATGCGTCAGCGATTTGGTCGCATTTGTTGCTGAAAACGGGATTGAATTCGATAGACCGGCAGAAACAGACATTTACTGGTGCGTGGAATGAAATTTTTTTTCACATTTTTGCTGGCATTTCTGACCGCAACGACTGCTGCCACTGCTGATCCTATCTCGATTGGCATCGCGGCGCTTGCGGCGGCTGGTTCTACTGGAGTTGCATATGCGGCGGGTACAATCGCCGCAAGCGCGCTGCTCGGTTACTTTGCGACAAGTTTCGCGGTCAGCGTCGGGTTGTCTTTCCTCTCGTCTGCATTGACGCCTAAACCGCGCGGCGGGGCTAGTGGCTTTGCATCTACGATTGGTGAGACCGGCTATTCTGTCGCGCAAATCGGTCCAGCGCAGGATCATGCCGTCATTTACGGACAATCTCGCGTGGGCGGCGTTATCGTTTACAAGGAAGTCACGAACGGCAGCAGATACTTGCATCAAGTCATCGCAATTGCTGGGCATGAATGTGAGGAGATAACAAGCGTCTATCTGGACGATGAAATCTTGACGCTTGATGTGGACGGCAACGTTACGGCTCCAGATAAGTATGTCGGCCTCGTGCGCGTCAAAAAACATCTTGGCTCAGACACGCAGCAAGCCGATGAATATCTTGTTGATGAAAGTGAAGGCAAGTGGACATCAGATCACCGCTTGCAGGGCATTTGCTATATCTATCTTAGACTTGATTTTAACGCCGATTCCTTTCCAAACGGCGAGCCCGCACTTAGCTTTTTGGTCAAGGGCAAGAAAATCTACAACCCAAACACTGATGTGACTGAGTGGACCGAAAACTCAGCGCTTTGCTTGCGCGATTATTTGGTATCTGACTACGGCCTGAATACGACAGACATTGACGACACGCTGTTCATCACGGCGGCTAATATATGCGACGAAGCGGTGCCGCTTGATGCGGGTGGCACAGAGGCGCGATATACCACAAACGGGTCATTCGTAACCTCCGACAAGCCAATCGATGTCATTGAATCATTGCTGCGCGCTATGGGCGGCATGATTTGGTATGCGCAAGGCAAGTGGCGCACTAAAGCTGCGGCCTATACGACGCCGGTAGCATCTTTTGATGAGGACGATCTGCGTTCCGGCATCAAGATCATCACTCGACATTCGCGCCGCGACAATTTCAACACAGTGCAGGGTACATTTCGCGGACCTGAAACAAATTATGTTAGCAGCGACTATCCGCAAATCACCTCTACCGAATTCATCAATGTTGATGGCGGCGATCAGAGCGTCATTGATTTCGATCTTCTCTATACAAGCACCGCATCTCGCGCGCAGCGAATTGCGAAGATGGCGCTGTTTAGAAATCGCGAGCAGCTAACAGTTTCCGCGTCCTTTGGAATGAAAGCATTTCAGGTGCAGGTCGGCGACATTATTAAGCTGACAAATACGCGCGCCGGTTGGAGTGAAAAGACATTTGAAGTCATCAACTGGACCTTCACGCCAATGGACGATCAAAGCCTTGTCGTCAATCTTGATCTGCGTGAAATATCTTCTGCTGTTTTCGACTGGGATGCGGAAGAGACGGCATTTGAGAGCAACAACACGACACTATTCGATCCGTTCAGCGTGCCGGAACTTGGCGTCAATGTTACATCTGAAGCGCGCATCATTAACGAGCATCTAACGAATGTGATCGTGGTCACAACCACTTCAACATCCCCAGAGCGCGTGGATCAGGTTGAGGTGCAATTCAAACTGTCTTCTGAGACGGACTACAGGCTCGCAGGTTTCGGCGAACTTGGCATCGTTGACATTCTCGATGTGCAGGACAACACCTTTGATATTCGTGCGCGTGCTATCAACACCTTCGGCATCAAGGGCGGTTTCACTACGGTTTCTGGGTTTCAAGTCGAAAATCTATCAGATCCGCCTGCGGACGTGACGGATTTCTCGTTCAATGTCGGACCCAGCGGAATTCTGCTTGAGTGGGAGCCGGTTGCCGACCTCGATTTGTCATTTTATCGCATCCGACATTCTTTTGTCGAAAGCGGCGCAAGTTTTGGCAGCGCGGTCACTGCTATCGATAAGGTGGCGCGTCCGGCGAACAGCGTTATCGTGCCTCCGCAGTCTGGCACCTATCTCATAAAAGCCTATGACAAAAGCGGCAACCAAAGCGTCATTGCGGCGTCAGTTGTGGTGCGCGCGGAAGACCTTGATATATATGGCACGACGCAGCGACAGACTGAACATTCGACATTTAGCGGCAGCAAGACAGGTTGCAGCGTAGTGGACAGTCGATTGCGCATCACTGATCCATCTACCGCGCCATCATCTGCGACATACGACTTTTCTTCATATGTTGACACTGGATCAGTGCGTGTGGCGCGATGCGCGATGGAAATCGAAAACGTGCGAATTGATGATGCTGCGACTGTTACTTTCGACACGTTGACGGGGAACTTCGACAGCCTTGCGGGACTTTTTGACGATTTGACTGGCGGCAGCAGTTTTTCGGACACAAATGTGTTGCAGTATGTTTCGACAACAGATGATGATCCTGCGGGCTCTCCAACTTGGTCGGATTACAAGCGGTTCAAGGCTGGAGATTTCAGCGGCAGAGCATTTCGCTTTCGTGTAGAATTAAAATCAACGTCAGATGGAGTGACGCCAGCGCTTGCTCAGTTGGCGGCGACTGTGAGGTACTAAATGTCCACGCATGATTATGTGATTAACGACCAAACCACGCCAGCGTTCCGCGCTGATCTAAACTCAGCATTGGCGGCTATTGCGACCAATAACGGCTCCGCGACTGCGCCGACAACGACCTATGCTGGGATGTGGTGGAACGACACGGCGAACAATTATCTCAAAATTCGCAATGCGGCTGATTCAGCATGGGTTATTGTTGGCGAATTTGATGTTGCAAATAGTCGCTTCGAGTTGATCACTGATTCGATCACGGCTGCTAGTTCTGGTGGGATTGACATTCACGACAACACTGGCACCAAAATCATTGACTTGCAGGTTGCGTCGCAAGCCACAGCAGAGGCTGGCGTCAATAACACTCAGATAATGACTCCGTTGCGAGTCAAGCAGGCATCGCCTCTTTTGGCGGGCATGATTTTTCCGTATGCCGGAATCACAGAGCCTTCTGGGTATCTATTCTGCTATGGGCAATCTCTAAGCACGACGACGTATGCATCGCTGTTCGCGGCGCTCGCCTATACCTACGGCGGCTCTGGCAGCACATTCAATGTTCCAGATTTGCGCGGGCGCGTCATTGCGGGACAGGACGACATGGGCGGAAGTAGCGCCAATCGCCTGACTAATCAGAGCGGTGGATTGAATGGCGACACATTGGGCGCGACAGGCGGCGCGGAGACGCACCAATTAACTGAAGCTGAGTTGCCATCATTTACGCAGCGCAATCCTGCTTCGGCAGTAACTCCTGCATTTGCTGACGCCGCGCCTAACCCCGTGGCTGCAGCTTCCAACACCACAGTCGGCAGTGATACGCCGCACAATAACGTGCAGCCCACAATCATCTTGAACTACATCATAAAGACATAGAAATGCAGAAAGATAAGCACCAAAAATTCGCAGAGATCATGTCCGAATACACGTTTGGATTCACGCATAGTGAATTCTCGTGCGGCAACCACACATATTCATTTTTGTTTTATGATCTCGCCTATCTGATGATTGGGTATATTGGCGGCGTGCAAGAATTCTCTGTGCGCGATGTTGATGGCGATTGTCACACGCTTGATCGCGCTGGCGTCGAGGCATTGCTGCACAAGGCTTACACAGACGTAGTTAGTGTGCGGCAGGAAGAATTCTGCAAGAAATATAAAGAATGGCGCGCGTGTGACACCCAAGAAGCGATTGACGCTTTCGATGCAAAGTCAGGGTGGTCTTGGCGCTCTCCGGCGCTTGAGGCATACGAAGGCGAAGATCGGTAAGGATTAACGGCATGGCTGACAAAAAAATCTCAGAACTGGATGCGATTACTGGCTCTGCGACGGCGGCAGACGACTATTTCATCGTCGTGGATAGTTCGGGCGCTGCGACAAAAAAGATCAGCCGTGAAG